ATCTTCTTCATTCTTTTCTCCATTTGTTTTATTAAAATTAAAATTATAAGATGTTTTCATCGTATCACCTTCTGCTGTAAACATAGTATCACCATCAACAGTTCTCATATAATTTATGTTATCTGGTCCATTTTTGGTAGTTATTGTAAGAGTATCTTCCACAGAATTAACAGAAGCAACTATATCTATTGAACCATTATAACTACCAACAGTTGTTGCTTTTATTTTAATTTCGTCACCGTTATCAACAACACCGACAACTTCATCTGAAACCCAAATACCATCATTTATTTGATATTCAGAACTAACCAACGGCTGAATAGCATCTACTGTCAAAGTAGTTTCGCATGTAAGCCCAGCTACTATAATTGAGTCAGAAGTATATTGTGTATTTATTTCTGCATTAGTTATATCAGTAAAGACAAATTGTGTGGGTGTTATATCACAAGGGTAAACTGTGGCAGTATCAGCATCCGCATAAACCCATATAGTATCTTTATCTCTCTGAACCCAAAAACCTATCTGCTTATAAATATAATCAGTAGTATCCGACGGTCTTGTTATTGTATGAGTGTAGCCATAAGTAGAGTCTGCTGTCGCACCTACAGAATCAGCTATTACCCACATATAAGGTCTGAATGATACACCGCCACTGTCTTTTGCTACTTTTGTTTTTGGTGATTCGCCATAAAAATATACGGATGTGCTTGTAGTGTCTATTGGAAGATTAGCAGGAGTCCAAGAGCCAGTGTAAGCAGGGCTGCCTCCAATCTTTTTTATTTCATCGCGTACGGATTGAGGAAAGCTTACAGAATAGAATAACAGGATTAAGTTAATACAAAAAAAAAAGTTTTTCATTTTACTAACTGCACCTTGAATGTTATCGCTGTGTCCTGAGCTTCAGAAGTTACAGCTCGCCATTTACTTTTGAAATTCAGATAATCTATAAATGGGAGCTTAATAGATCTTCCTCTTCCAACTGTAACTGCGACTCTGTCGCCATCCGCATTGTATGTTGCAATCCATTGCCCTTCAGTATATTCTTCAAAGTAAAGGTATGAGCCATCGATTAAAGTTGTATCTGGTATTGTAAAGCCAGCAATTGAGTAATCATTATCAATTTGATTTCCGAGACTGTCAGAAGCATCAATGGTTATTGCAACTTCTCTTTGTTTCTGTGCAAACAAAGAACAAGATACTATTAAAAAAAATAATATAAAGATTTTCATTATGCTGTGGCTCCGTTGGTTATCAAAATTATATAATCTGCTTCAGGAGTTGTTTCGGATGTCCCTCTTGCTCTGATCAAAGCATGCTCACCAGGATCGAGGGTTGTTGTACCAGAATTAGTATCAAAATCAACTGTTGCACTACCGATATTATAAATATGAAATTCTTTACCAGGTATTGTGGTTGCATCTGGCAATGTGATAGTCATACCAATAGGATTTTGGCAATAAACAATCTGGTCATCAGTCTTTAAATTTTCTGCAATGTCTGTTATCGTCCTATCTTGCATCCGATTGTTATTATATGCAAGAGTGGCTTGAGTTGGTGAACCTCCTGAAAGTTCTGTGCAGGTTACAGATCCATCATGCAGCTCTGTTGGGATGTTATCAGTATCAAACTTGTAAACTTTGTGTGTAAGCGTTGCATCAGGATCTAACAATAAAGCTTTCTTATCAGTTACAGCAGCAATATATTTTACACCAACAGTAATTGATATTTCACCTGAAGCACCTCCCATATTTTCAGTAGCAAGATTGAAAATGTTTACATCGTTCTGGTAAAACTGCATTAGTATTTTGTCATCAGCCGCTGCATTGGCATCTGTTATATCAACATTTGTAGATGAGTTCTGATTAATTGTTATGTTTTGAGTTGACATTATTCGCTCACTGTAAATGTGTTATTGGTTGAGTTGATTGTTATATCGTAAGGCGTAATATTTCTGTTGAATGTGAACTTGATCTCTCTTTTATCTTTACCGATTTCTACCATGTGCTTTCTCCAGAGAACTCCTTCATTAAATGTGAAGTTCTCATAAGAAGTTGAACCGATTCTGTCTATCATCTGGATACCGGCATATCTGCTCTTTGTAAAATGCTGTACCAGATCGTAAGCCTTTGCTTTGTTGATAGTCAATTCCAAATTGATATTGATCCAGTTAAGATCGCTTCTATCATATTCGAGTTTACTGCTTACTGATTTTATTGTAAGCTTGCGGTCAATTATTTCGTGACCGTTTACAAATGTGGTTGCAACTGGATGATTTAATGAATGGAAATTAGGATTTCTGTAAAGTGTCGGCTGCACTCCTTTTGTTCCAAGTGAAAGAGAAGAAAGATTGAGAGCTGCTGCTGTTAGTGAATCCTGCAAAAGAGCATTGTGTTCCTGGTAATCCAGCGAAGCTTCAAATGTGAACAAACAAGATTTTTCTTTTGTGCTTGACATATATTCGAAGTCAAAGCCCATAAATCTTTTTGCGCCGGTGTAGTTAAAAACATTTCCATAAGTCGGGGTTGATGATTCCTTTTCACCAACAGCCTGAACATCGCATCCATTAAAAATAAAATCATCAAACATTCTGTAAAGAATAAGGAATGATACCTGGTGAGATTTTGCTGTGAGGGTGTGCTTTACTTTATCAGGCAAATCACCTTCCCTGTAATCAACCACAGGAACATCTTCCATCACAAGCTTTGCTTCAGATGAAAGTCCTGGTGAACAAGCATAATTTGGTGATGGCTGCAAGAGCTGATCCTTGCTGCAAAACATTATTTGTCTTATTCCTTTAATCGCCATTGTTATCTTCCTTTAAATTTTTTCTTTTCTTCCATTCTTTAATTACTCTCAGAACGGTCCAGACTATTGTAACTGTTAGTAGTGTTAATTTTAAAACCATTTCAATATCTGCAAGATCAACAGCTCCTATTGTTCCGACATTTATCAACCAGGTCAAACCGATATTTGAGTTTATTTTTTTCAATAAATGTTTCAAATCAATCAAATGGGATGTTGAACCTGCCTTCAAGTTCAGGTATGATAGAAATACCATTCCCTTTTATATCAGCAAGAGTTTTTAATTCAACAGAGTAATTCAAAAAGAGAAATTTACTGTTTGCAAGTAATGAGAGAAAAGGATAACCCTTTAACATCTCATCCTGGTAATTCATCCTCGCACCAATGCTAAACATATAAGCAGGCATTTGCGATATTGTTACCTGCTTTGTAACCACCTCAGTAGTTTCAATTACCTTTTCAGGTATTGTAAACTTATTACTGAAGAACTTGCTCGCTGTGTAATACTTTATTTCTGCTTTAAATCCTTCAGCAGTGGAAGTATCCCAATGAGCAACTTCCTCAAGAGCGGGCTCAGGATACCCGCTCTGAGGGGGCTTATCAGTTATTGGGGACGGCAGATAAATAATTTTTGCGGGTGACTTCACCTCAATTTCTTTTTCAACAACCGTTGTATCAGTATGCCGTTCGATCTTTGTTACTTCTTTAATTATTTTCTGCTCACCACGTATAAGCCAACCAATAACCATTCCGATCAGCAAAGTGATGAAGTAAGAAAAAAACTTTTTCCAATTTATGCTAACCATTTGCTTCGTACTTGTTAAAGAATGAATCGCACATATAACCCAATCCGAAAATTGTTATCACATCCGCTGGCTGTCCGGTTGCAAGCGTAAGCTGGTATGCAACATAGCTTATTGCAGTTGTAACCAGAGCAAGAAATGTTGATTTAATATTATCTTTGAAATATTCTTTTATCTCGGTTAAACTTTCGCCTTTAACTTTTTTCTTTAGAAAGTGAGAGAACATTCCGAGCAATGCAATCACAAAAAGTATTGAGGGTTTAAATATCCATTCCATTATTACCACCTTGCTTTGTTTCCTCGAATATCATAATGAACAAAAGTTTTATAAAGACCGATACCGCCTTCTTTCATCAGCCCTCTGCTTATCAGATCTTCGATCTTATTTTTAATTTCCAGAGGAGTTACATCTTTAATAGATATATCAATTGCTTTACCTAAAAGATGCTGCGAGTTCGGACTTCCACCAACCTTTGCATTATAAGCTTTTGTTCTATACCAGCTATGAACATTTATCTTCATAGCCCCCAGTTCATATCTAAGAACTTCCATTTCAGATGCAACAAGAATTACATTTGGTCTCAGATCTTCGGGAACCTCGGTCCCGTCTTTACATTTTGCTTCTTCCCAGCTAAAGTGTTCTGTAATTTTCATTGCCTGAACTTCTTTTCTTGTTTCTCGTTTTAGAGTTTCGATCCTGTCGCTGTATCTATATCCCATTTCTCTGCTTCACATTTCTTTTTTTTGTTGTAGCGGGTGAAGGACTTGCACCTACGACCTTCTGGTTATGAGCCAGACGAGCTGCTGCTGCTCTAACCCGCCAATGTCATACTGAGCTTGTCGAAGTATTAATCTTCGAGCTTGCCGTATTGAATTATCTTCGCTCTGGTTATAACTTCAAACCAGGTATCATTAGGATTATTGGCTGCGCCGATTATCACATAACGAACTGCAACCGGCAGTGTCGCACTAACAGTATCTGTTCTTGCTGATTGATACGTTTCAAGCGAATCTGCTGTTGAATAAGTGTCAGTAGTTGTCCAGGAGCTTTCTGAATTAAATACTCTTTCTTGTCTCAACAGTTTTACTCTTGGTTTGGAAGATGCACTTGAATAATGCCGATATATGTAAAAGATCGTCTCGCAATCACTCAGCTTAAATTCATTGCTGTAAAGAGTATCATAAGCCGAGCTCGAACCGTAAAGGGTACCAGTGAAGGAAATCGTCTTAGCTCCATCACCTTTATTCACAACAGCATTATCAGAGATCTGGGCAAAAGCTGTGAAGCTCAGTAGTATGCTTAGTAAAATTATTTTTAAGAATTTCATTTTTTCACCTTATGGTTTTTAAATAAAATCCCTGCTTACTCTCTTGTGGATTTCAGCAGAGATTAGCAGAGATTGGACTACAATCTTATTCTTGAAAGTCTCTTCATTGCATCTGTTCTTTCACAAACAAGATTCAAGTAGAAACTCATTCTTGCTTTCTGTCCTGGCAGTTCTGGATTGTCAGGGAAATCAGTAAACGCAAAACCAGAGTTAGTATTAAAGCAAACTCCCTGATCTTCTGCAAACCTTAGAATATACATTGATGTGCAATCGCTATTGCTTCCATCAGATTCAGTCTGAGTAATTGTGGTCGTTGGAACTGCAATCATTGGGACATTATTAAACGTTTTTACAGGCTGACCGAAAGAATTTCTTGTTTCACCGGCAGCACCGATTCTATAAGCGATTGTGCTCATTCTTGCATAAAGGTTGCTGTTCATTACAAGTGCGTTTGCACCGGGAACATTCGAAATTTCTTTTATCAATGATTCAACAAAACTATTTTGATTTGTAGTATCATTAAGCTGTAAGCTAATCTGAGTATTCATTGCAGCAAGTTCAGCAGTTGTGAAACCGAGTTTTGTGGTTTGACCTCCTGATGTTGCGTCTTTTACAAATACACCAAGACCAAGCATTTCATTTGAAGCATCCAAACCGATGAAGCAGTCATCCTGAATTTCAATTGCAAGTTTGCCTGCAAGTCCTGTAAGTCTTCGATCAGCAAACAGCTTTAAACCAGCAGGAGAAATACCAACATTTTTATCGAGAGTTCTCACCTCGTCAATCGAAATTTCTCTTGTGTAGAGTGCAAGCGATCTTGCAGTGGTTGTTGGAACTTGTGCATCAATCTGTGCATCGTTGCCTTCAGCTCTTGCAGCAGTTCCTGTTGATGTATCTGCATCTTTAATTACAAGATGACTGGAAGCGTCCAGTCTGAATTCAGCAGCCTGAAGGAAAGGTGCAACCTGGATTATTAAAGCCAGCAAAGAAGCACCTCTTGAACCGAGATTAGATATTTGGGCTATGTTCATTTTATTTTTCCTTTATTAAATATGATAGTTAGTTGTCAGTTATATTTGCGAACTTCTTTACACTGTCAAGAAGCGGTGAACTCACTTCCAACGGTGATCTTGTTTCGCCTGGTTTATTCTCACCTGGTTTTTCCCCCGGCTTTTCTCCCGGTTTGAAATGTTTGTCAACAGGTGCGTCTTTTACTATCTCTGCTGCTGAGTCAAAATCTTTTTCAAAAAGCTTTGTAAGAAAATCTCTTTTAGCTTCCGGGAATTTCCCTGCTTTGATCGCATCATCAACTGCTGATTTAACTTTCTTTGCCTGCTCTGCTGCATTAGCTTCGTTCTGTGCTTTTATCGCTGCTTCTCTCGCTTGCTTTTCTCCTGCAAGTGCATCCCTCAAAGTTTTGTTGTCATTCGTAAGGATCTGTATCTGTGTCTGTATTGATTCAAGCATTGCTTTCATACCAGCATCAGGAACTTTACTTGCATCGATCACAGGAGCTTTCTCAAGATCAAGCTTATCTAGCTCTGCAAGGACCTGCGCCTGATTTTCATCTTTAACAAGTCCGAGCGTTTTTAATAGTGCTAATATTTTTTCCCTCATAACTTTTTAAACTTCCCGGTATATTGAACAATATTATCTGCTGCTTCATCCTCACTGAAACTTTTTACAATCTCAGCTTTGGCAGCTTCAATTGCTTCAGCTTCAGTATGCCCTTCACCTTCCACTACAAACGGATCTGAACTTTTGCCTCCGGGTTTAACAACCACAAATTCAAATTCGTATTTAGTCGGAGGAAGCTTTTCAGCTTCTTCCACTGCTGTGAATTTTTCTTTTTTCTTAAACATTTACTACTCCGTGTTTGATAAAACTTTTCTATGTTCACGCAAAACATAAAACTTCAAAGTGTTTTTATTGTGTTGTATACACCCCGCAACAATATTCCTTAAAAATATTTTTTTAGTATTGCTTCAAAAATTCCCGAAAGGTTTTAATGCCGTATTTAGACACTGACATTATCAAAGCATTTTTTAAAAGCAATTCCTGGCTTACTGTTGAAGACGAAAGTGTTTCAGGAGCTGCTGAGCTTATCAGTCAAATCGATTCAATAATATTTAATAAGACAGGCGTTCCGATTCCTGCTTCACCAGGTGATGCACCGGGAATTATTAGGAATGTTGCCTGTGCTTTATTCGTTTGGTATAGCTCAGGTAAGCAAGGTGATATTTCTTCAGATGAGAGAATGAGACGTGAAAAACTTTATAATGATGCAATGGATTATCTCAATGCAGTTGAAGCCGGTGATAAACAAGTTTTTGATGATGATGGTAATATTGTAAGCACAGAGAATGATGACATCAGCGCATACTTTGAATCAACTCAAAGATTAACCGAACTCCCTTAATTATGAATTATACATTATACATTATACATTAATATGACAACTCCCTCACAGGTAATTGCAGCGATCATTGATAAGATAGAAGATAATCTTGATGATATTGGAATCAACCAGGTTGAAGAAGCTTCTGAAGATATTCAGGATTCAGAATTGGCTCCGCCTTATTGTTTAGTGTATGCAAACTTTGAAGATGCTGCAAAAGTTTCTGACGGTGGAAATCCTTTTGATATTCCTGTTACAATCGGAGTTGCCTGTGTTTCAGCAGATAAAAAAACAGCGTCCGAATCTTTCAGCGAAGCATTTTCCGTTGCAACTGAAATAATAAAACTTTTACCCGGTGATTTTGATATTGTGATTGTCCCTGCTGTTGATGACCCACCAACTCCTGCTGTTCTTGAGCCGATAGTTTTAAAATGTAAAGATGTTCCTTTGAGAATTGGAGTTGTTTCTTCAGTTATCAGTTCAGTCATTTGCTTTTTCACTTATCATATTGATTTGATCTATGAAGACTAAAAATATTCCTGAAAAGAAAAAGCTTGCTCAAAAGACCAACATTGGTCAGAGGCAAAAGATTCTTAAAGTTTATAATCAGCTTCCCGAAAAAGAGAAGTCTGTAAAAAAAGTAATGGATATTACCGGACTCACTTACTTTCAGGTGTTTAACGTTTTGAACGGTCGAGTAAAACTTGACCGTTCACCAAGAGCTGATAAAGGTGCATCCCGTAAGAATGTTTCTGAAGGTTCGATCCTGTCAAATAAAAAACCTGATGACTTTACTTCTTTAGAAGAGTTCCTGGAATATCAGCTTACAATTTCGGCTCGTGATCTTATCAAAAGAAAATATTTGCCTGATGTAAGAATAAAGCTTCTGAAGGAAATCACTATGATGAAACAAAAGCTTGAATCGCAAAAGCTTGAAGGCTGGCTGCGTAAACCTGAAGCAATATTAATTATAAGAATAATGAAGCGGCTTAACCCCAAACTTGAAGACAGCGAAATAAAGAAAATTTATGCAGAAGAGTATGAAAAAATTCAGAGAGATATTAACTGAGGTTTTTAATGGTTTAACTACCCCTCAGAATACCCCAAAAAACGCACAGAAACAGGTTGAGAAACTTCTCAACCCTCAAACATCGGGGGAAGCATCCCTAATTCGTGAATTCGTGGCTTATAACTAAAAATGAGTTTGCAAGTAATTGGATAATAAAATTTACATACCGGACCTTACTCCTCACCTCGAAAAGATCAGAGCTGAGAACGAAGCAAAGCAAAAAGCTGATGAACTCATTAAGCTTATGGCTCCGGCTCCGCCGTTCCCTGAAAAAGAACTTACTCAGCAGGCAAGAAAAGAACGTCTTGAAAAAAGTAAAAATGATTTCTGGTTCTGGGATAAAACTTATTTCCCTAAAACTTATTACCCTAATTATGCTTCACCAAATAAAGCTCATAGAGATTTTGTTGACATCACAAATCTTAAAGATGGCAAAGCTCATATAATAATAGGAAGTAGAAAAATTGCAAAGACTTCCACACTCAAGAAAAAATTCATCTACGATTTTCTTCACGGTATTAGAAGAAATATGGCGGCAGGTTCAGAAGTGTTAGATCCTGCTCAGAATTTTTTGCTCGATATGATTTATTTCCTCACTACAAATGAGCGTATCACTTATGATTATAATCTTGAATTTCTTGAGCAATCAACAGAAAAGATTTATGCACGTTCAGAAGCAAATCCTAAAGGAACTTTTGTCGATGCACTTTCAATGGAACGATCAGCAAAAGGAAGAAGCAGAGGTTTGATTTTGCGTTACGATTATATTTTTCTTACCGATTGGGAAAATATGACCAGCTCACTTAGCCGTGAAGCAGTTGAAAAACGAATTGATAAGATTAATGAAATGCGAACTTCTCTAAGTGATGACGGAGTTCTGATTGCAGAAGGGAATAATTTCGATCCTGACTGCGCTCAGAATTTTCTTGTAAATGAAGAAGACAAAGGATTGCTATCAGAAAACTTTGTTCTGCATCTCTATCCTGCTTACGATGAAAAAAGAAAAGGAAGAAAGTCTGTCTGGTTCAGCCGCTATCCAGCATTGAGCGAAGCACAGATGAAAGAAATGATGAAGCCGAAAGATGAATATGACTGGCTCGGTAACTTCCAGTGCAAACCGATAAAAAGAAGCGGTGAAATATTTCCCCAGGAGTTTTACCAGGAATGGGATTTCTTACCAAAAGATTTAAAGTCGGTTGTTTACACAGATCCTAACTGCTCGTTAAAACACAAAGGTGATACAACTGCAATTACAGTTCTCGGATGGTCGCCTTCAGTTCAAAAGTTTTTTATTTCAAATGCAAGATGCAAGTCTTACGCAAGCAGTAATGATCTGCTCAGAGATTATTTAATGCTTCTTAAAGAGTTCAAAGATGTTGCAAGAATAATTGACTCAGCTTTTGATGGCAATGTTGCTCAGGAAAGTCAATGGGAAAATAATATCAGGAACTTCGCAAGGCTTTCAGGATTTCCTTTTCCCGCAATTGCTTTTAAAAGATATAAAGTTGATGATCTCTCTTCTCCGGTAGAAGCTGAATGGAAAGCAAGCAAGTTTTTATTCCCTCCGGGCTTTAGCAAAACTCCTGAAGGAAAAGAATACGTTAAACAGCTTTTTTCATTCTCAACAAAAAAAGATAAAAAGAAAGACGATGCACCTGATAGCCTGATCTGTGCTTATACATTTTTAGTTGATAAAGGAATTGCACACGCTTCAAGCTCTCTCGGTGTTCAGTTCAAATCAGTTTCACAAAGACAGATACATAGAATTTAGAATGTATAATTAACAATGAATAATGACAGGCACATATTTGAAAGAGAACGTGAAGAAGAAAGAAAATTTTATCGATATATGATTGTCAGTTTACATCTCATCACAAAAGAAATTGGCAAGATTAAAGGTTTATCCAAAATGAAATTTGAAATTAGAAAAAAGTTAATAAATCTTAAGGTTTTAAAATGAAATACAAAAATCCCAATCTTTCAAACAGTTTGCTGCCGACTCTGGCGCAAATTAAAAGTTACATTAAAACAGCAACGATAACAGACGATCTGAAATCAAGAGATGTAAGACCTCTGATGAGTTTCCTGCAAAGACTCCCTGCTGCTGATAGATTTCTACTGGGATTAATACAGACAAGAAAAGTTGCTGTGCTCGGTTTCGATTATACAATAAAATTCCCTGATGAAATGAATGTGCCTGAATCGGAACAGAAAAAACTTGACCAGATGAAAGCTCGTTTCTTAAAATCGAATATGAAAAAAACTTTCAACTCGATAATGAACGGAATTCTTTTCGGTATGAGTGCAACAAATCTTGAATGGGAAAATGTAAAAAGTTTCGGCAGCATGGTAACTAAAAGAAAAAATCTTGAACTCACTGAGCTTGATTTTTCTTTTGATGATAACACTATGCTTGATTTGATAATAACAGGTCAAACATCTTTCACCAGAGAACCTTTAGATCCTGACACACATATCTTTGTTCGCTTTAATCCGCTTGAAGGAATTGATAACGATTTTCCCGGTTCATTTCTTAGGAGCAATATGCTTTACGTATGGCTGAAATATACAGACGCTTTCAACTGGGCTTCTGCAAATGAAAAATGGGGCGACCCGCTTGTAGTAGCCCAATACGATAAAGAAAGAGTTGAGAGCACTGATCTTTCAACTATTCAAGCTGGCTTGCAAACTCTCGGTACGTCGGGCAAAGCAATGTTCAGTAAAGATATTGAACTGAAATTCATTGAAGCAATGCGTTCCGGTATTACAGATATGCACGAGAAATTTATCAACTCAATTAACGATGAAATGTCTGTTTCAATCCTTGGTCAAACTTTAACAACTGATGTAAGTAAAATTGGAAGCTTTGCAGCCGCTAAGGTCCACAACTTTGTAAGACAGGATATTCTCTGGAGTGACATTCTTGAGTTTGAAGATGTTCTTACTACTCAGTATGTAATGAAAGACTGGCTGCTTAATTATGGCGAACCTAAAACAGCTTTCCCTCAGTTTGAATTTCTTACAGATGAAATTGAAGACAAAGAATCAAACGCAAGAATTTTTGAAGGACTGAAATCAACTCTTCCATCAATCAAAGTTCCAAAAGACGAGCTCGAAAAGAAAACAGGTTTTTCAATTCTACTTCCAACCGATGAGGGTTACAATGAAGCAATATAATTTTTCTAATCCCGAACAAGATGAAGATGATTTACTTACTGATGAAGATTACGAAGATTACGAAGATGTTGACCCCGATGATGATGACAATTTCTTTTTTGATGATGATGACGATCCGTTTTCGAATAAAGATGAGGATGGATACATATTATGAGCTGGGAATTCAAACGAGATGAAGACTATCTGAGAGAACGCCAGAAAGTAGTTAATGAATTAAATAAAATTGATCTTCAGGTGAGGGATGTTTTACTTGCAGATTTTCTGCTTCTTTATAACGCCTGGAATGTTGGTGAATTATTAAAAGCATTAAAAGCAATCAGTGTGGAAGATGAGCAAGCTGGATCTCAAACAACTTAAAAGTGAACTTATCGATTCTGTTTTTATGAAGCGAGTTGGGCTCCAATGCGTATTCATAGTCAGAAGAAGAGTTACTTCAGGGAAATATCTTGAAGGAACTACTTCAGAGCAATATTCAACAAAACCATTTGGAATGCCGTTAGGAGCTGCAACAAAAGTTCTTGGTAACGCAATAAGAAGAGCAGTTGAAAAAGGTAAAGCTGTAAGTTTAAAAGCGAAAGGGAAAACATACACAACTATTTCTCCTGATGAAGCAAAGATTTATACTTCACCGAAAACAGGAAACCTCTGGGTAATTATTGGCGGTGGTTATAAAAGATACAGGGAAATGGGTGGAAGGGATTCAAGCAAGATTGATCTTAATTGGTCCGGGAGAATGATGAGAAATTTAGGAATCATTCCTGGAAGTGAACAGCCGTTAGCTGTTGATGTTGGCTTTACTTCTGTTGATGAACAGAACAAAGCAATCTGGCATAATATAATGGGAGCCGGGAAGAGCAGAAGGAAGCATGTATTTATGGGATTAACAACTGAAGAAAAAGAAGAGCTTGAAAAATATGCTGATGCAGAAGTTGCAAACAGACTCGCAAAAGTTTTAGCAAAATATACTGAGGTAGCATAGTAATGAATAATGTAGAATTTATAATTTATAATTATTGGTTGAATGGATTATTTATTCTTTTGGCTTGCATAATGAATGCCGGTATGGATTCACTCAGAAACAATTTCTCAAGTTCGTTTGCAAGTAATTGGAGAATACAGTTCTGGAATCCTCAAATGAGCTGGTTAAATAAATACAATGATTTTGATCCAATAAAAGGCAGGCGAAAAATCTGGTTCATTATTATTCCTGCTGCTTTTACAGACGGCTGGCATTTGTTAAAAATGTTTATGCTTGGATTTTTATTTATTGCAATGAGTTTGAATGTAACAGACAGCCTGCTTCACGATTTTTATTTGTTCCTGTTCTATCAATTAATATGGAATGTTCTCTTCAACCCGATTTATTATAAACTTAGGAAGTGGTGAGTAGTGTGCTTGCAACGGCGTAACGCAGTGAAGCCGTGTTCTTTGAAATTTTGTCAGTGGTGTAATACCAGCATCTTTATAGATTCTGAATAGCTGCCGTATCTTAATGTGCATACGTAGAATCCGTTTGGAAGTTTTGAAGTGTCAAAATAAATTGCGTGTCCTCCCCAAGGTTCTCTGTTACCCCAGTTGCTTCTCCAGACTAATTCACCGATTGAATTATAAATTGTCATTTCAGATTCATCAGTTCCGATATAATGCGAATCTATTTCCTGATCATTCCAGAAAAAATATTCGATAGTTGTTTTATCTGAAGCAGGATTAGGATAGTTCTGTCTCAGGAAATTACTTTGCGGGTAATTAGCAATTGTGCAAGTTATTATTAATATGCACAGTAGGAGTGCGGGTTTATTCAGGAAGCCTTGCTTTCTTGATCCCGTCTTTAATAGTTGTTTTGATTTCATCTGATAACTCGATAACTTTTTTTAATGTTGCTGATAGTTCCTTTGTTCTGTCATATTGATAATCTAATAATTTTTCCTTTACGATTCCACTTAAATCAGAAGCAATGAAATTATTTAAATCTATGCCGAGATGATTTCGCATTTTTTCGAGCATTTCAAAACTCGGATGTTTCTTCCCGTTCTCAATTTGACTCAAAAATGAATGTGAAGTATTAAGCAATTTGGCACATTCTTCGAGGGTGATTCCTTCCCTGTTTCTCCACTCTCTAAATTTATTGCCAAAAATATTTTTACTCATAGCAACATTTCTCTTGACTTTAATGTAACTCAGCGTTACATTTGATATGTAATTCTTGTAACCTAAAATCTTTTAGGATAAGTTATAATGAGAAGAGAACAAAAACAAATCGATAAAACACTTCGTATTAAAAAGCTTCTTTTAGAGAAGAAAATTAAGCAGACAAAGCTTGCACAACATTTCGCAGTTAGCAATGGATTAATAAGCCAGGCAATTTCCGGTAAACACGATGAAATGCCTGAACTTCAGAAGAAGATTTACAAATACCTTAAATCACTTTAATAGTTAGGAGCAGAGATGACGAAAGAAACTTTCACATCAATTCAAAATGCTGAACAGAAATTTTTCAGAACCATTTTCAGCAATTCAGAAACATTTAAGGCAACCATTGAATTGCTTAGTAAGCATTTACACGATAGTGATCTTGCAAAAGAGTTAGATAAAGTAATGTGTTCATTGCAAGATGAAGTAACTCCTGTCTTTGTTGAATTATTATGGACAGGTAAACTAATTAAAATAATCAACTAACAAACCAAAAGGAGCAGAGAGATGGAAACAAAACTAAAAGAGGGAATGAGAATTCGTTTACCTCATTCCGGTGTGTTCGATGTTGTGCTTGTAAACGAAAGCAGAGCGCACATCGTGCCTGCAAAAAAGCAGGAGAAAAAATTTGAAACCTTATCAGGAAATAAAGTTGAGTTTGAGCAGCTCGGTCGTGGACTCGATATTTCCCCAAACTCAGAAGTTGAGGTGTTGTAATGGAAAACATAGTTGATTTCAAATCACCACTTTTAAAACTCAAAGAAGAAGTTGATGCAATTCAAAATAAAATTGATAAGCATACTTCTGATATGAAAGATGTTGAGGAATTTGTCCATCAATATGAAACACTCAAGGACCAGCGAAAAGAATTAAAGAAAAAGAAAAAAGAAAAATTGATGACATTAAAAATCATCGCTTCATTCTACGAAGAAGCAACCGGAGAAAAGGCTGATCCTATGTTTCCATTATTCGCACAGGAGAAGGAATAATGACACACTGTTATAATCACAAATTTGTTTTAATACACGATCAGGAACATTGCCCTGTGTGCGAAGAAAAAAAACTGTTTAATGAAATTACTGAAAGCTTCTGCAATCAGATTGACACTCTGATGCTGAAGATTCAGGAACTTGAAGCAAAAAATGATGTGCTCGATATTGCTTTGCAGAAATGTGTTTCCAGACCACACATAACCATTTGCGACTAATGAGCCAAAAACAAGCAATACTCGAATATTTGCTTTCAGGCAAAAGTATTACACCGCTTGAAGCACTTGATTTATTTAAGTGCTTCAGACTCGGTGCAAGGATCTGGGACCTGAAGAAAGAAGGTCACGATATTAAAAGTGAACTCTTCTACGATGAACGCACAGATAAACATTACGAAAAATATTGGCTTGCCACGGCTGGACAAAGTCCAGACGGGATTGACGTTCCGCCTGAGCCTGAAATAAAAATTGAAAACCTGCAACCTGAACTGTTGCAAAATTTAGAACAGTTGCAAATACAATTTGAGTTTTGAAAGCGAGTGATAACATATTTGTGCTTAAAACGATTATGATAATACCATATTCCCCGATTGGGGAAAAAGGTTCTTAAAAATATTTACAAATTAAAATTAGCCACGAATAAAAATAATTCGTTTTTGAAGCACGAGTTATTTTGATTTACGGCGAAGGAGATAGAAGTAATGAACGGAACAATTTTAATACAAGCAGAAAGAAACAGACAGCAGAATGAAGAAGGTTATTTGATGGAACACGATGACCAACATACTAAAGGAGAACTTGCAAACTTTGCTTGCTGTTATGCACTTGACCCGATGGGTGGAGATGCGAGCAACATCATTTCAACGCTAAAGCCTGACGGATGGGAATTGAAATTATCTTGCAATGAAAACACAGATGATAATATTGATGGACGAATTAGAGACCTTGTAAAGGCTGGAGCGTTGATTGTTGCGGAAATAGAAAGACTGCACAGAAAAAAGGGATGGCAAGCCGTAAAGTCAAAATAACAAAAAGCTGATCAGCCTTGCTGATCGAGCGGTAGTTATCACGAGCTTGCCTGCCGAAGGCAGGCAAAAAAAATTTTTAAGAAAGGAAATTAACTATGAAGTATATTAACCCCTCTGAATTACAGCCTGAGCAGATTGTAAATCTGGAAAATGCTTATGTTGATTTCAAAGGGAATGTAAAACTTATCAGCGAAAATACTGGTGTTCATTACTTCACTGTTTACCGCTATTTTAAAAAACAGTTCAGAGGTAAAAACCAGAACAGAGCAGATAAAGGAATTTCCAGAAAGCTTTCACCTGAACAGGTTAAAGTTGCAAGAGCAAGTTTTGATTTCTGGTATTGTGAGAACGCACAGAAAAATGTAAAGCTCTGTATCAGGAAAGTTAAGCTTGATACAGGGATGACTTTACCAAGAAGACTTGCTGACAAATGGGCTTCTGCAATTGCATCAACACACACACTCAAACATTACTACAAGGATTTTATTTCGCAGTTCACATATCATCACAGACGTGATCTGTGGAATGAATATCCGAATTTTATGGACTGCATCGTCTCTGACGTTTGGAAGATTGACGATCCTTACGTTAATGAAGATGATAAGAAAAAAATTGATGAAGAGCTTGCACTTCTTAAAGCAAAAAATATTCAAAGCTGGGAAAGAGCAAGAACAAAATCATCAACAGCTTATGCACTTGTGTTTATGGATGTCAAGACACGCTATCCTGTTGAAGTTGCAATTTGTCCTCACTCAGTTTCCGGTGCTGATGTAAAAAAAGCAATGCTTTCAGTTATTGTAAACTGGGGCGAACCGAAACAATGGCTTCTCGATAACGGAAAGGAATTCGTTAATAAAGATACGATGGATTTTCTGTATGGAGTTTACATGAGCAAAATTGGTGAATGGTCCAATGACAAACGAGAGAAAAAAATTATTCTTAAAGAAGATGAAAAGCTTGTCAATTCCAGACCTCATCATCCACAATCTAAAGGAATGATTGAAGCAGCTTTCAAAATTCTTAAAACTCAATGGGCTGCTTATTCAATTTCATACTCACCAAATCAATTTGAAAGCAGGAAACCCGGCGCAGCTCTGAGCAGTGTTCAGCCGGTCCAGACTTTTGAAGAGCTTGCACTTTCACTCAGATCATTCTTATACGGCGAATTCATTGAAGCTCCCAGGGAAATGTTCCTGAATCCCGGACTTGCAAAATCACATCCTGAAAATAAGGAAAGACCGAAATCAATTAAAGAAGCTTTCGACAGAGCCTATTCGACTTACGAGAAAAACTCGGTCGATCCTTACTTGCTTGCTTATTACTATGCTGACAGAAGACAGGTTACATTCCGTTCCGGTCAATTAACACTCACCGATCCAGTAAGCAAGTTAAAGCTTTATTACATCCCGAAAGATTATGAAGCTGTGATGCACTATTCCGGTCAGAAGCTTACAGTTTTAATAGATCCTAAAAACATTTTCCATAGCTGGATTTTCAAAGATGATTCACTTTTAAGTGAAGCAGCCGATATGCGTTATGATGGTTCAGCAGCACTCACCAAAGAAAGAGCTACAACACTTGGTAAACTCCAGAGAAATATTGAAGCGATAGAACGTAAGAAGCTGAAGAAGATCGCTGAATACGATTCAGCAAAAGAAAATTACATTGTGGAAACTACCAACGAACCACAATCAACTATTGTCGAATTAACAAACGACACCGAGTCATCCATTGAGAATGAAGACCTCTGGGATGAACTCGATGCCGAAGATCTAACCAACTATCAAGAAAGGGAATCTCAATGAGCCAGTTTGACCTTGTAAAAATGGGAATTACACTCCCGAAAAATAGCGATGCTAATGACGTTAAGAAAGTCATCAAAAAAATAGCATCCATCAATAATGCAATTGTTGATCTGATTGATGAAGATGTTAAAGCTGAATCTGAAATGAAGGACATCTACGATCAGATAAAAGAGAAGTGCAAAAGACTCTGGACCAGACAGAGGGAAATCCGCCAGCTTAAAAAAGTCCGTGAAGAAAAGAAACTTCTTCTTCTTGGTGAAAGAATTGCATACTTCAAAGAGCTTAAAGCACTTGGTGCAAATGTTAAGCAGGAAGATCTTGCACAGATCACGAACAATGCAGCTTCAAGGAAGATGTTAGTCGGTCAGGAGAATTAATATGAAAACAACAGCAGAGGATAGAACCACGAGAGAAATGAAAACGCTGCGCAAGCGTTTGCATTGGGCTGCTCGTGATCTCGTTTGGTCTTTCGGCTGGGTAAGACGTGACGAGCTTGTTCAGGAAGTTAAAAATATTTTCCTGTGGCATTCTTATAAAGTTGAAACTTCCAGAGCACTCACTCTTGAGCAGTTAAAGGAAGCCTGTCATAAAATTAAAAAGATGAACAGGGAACACATCTTCCATCATCTTGAAGCAAGAAGATTCTGCAACTATGAAACTGAAATTCAGCAGCTCACTACCAAGCAGAAAAACAGACTTATAAAAGTTATGGCTTATGTAATTAAAATGAGCTTTGATGAACAGGTTTCATATATCGAAAAAACATTAAACAAGCCTATGTCAATCGATCAATTGACCAGGAGTGAAGCAAATTTATTAATCCAGAGGGTTGAACAATGGGAAGCAAAATTAATACTAAAGAAATAAAGAAGACCCGGCTTCTCAGTGATGTTACCGCTGATGCACAGAAGAAGTTTCCTGGTCTTAACAAAATCACAAGCATAATTCAATACAATTTGCTCGTGAAAGAAATATTCAGAGTAAAGAGACAGAAGCATCTTAAAGATGATGTGCTTCTCTCTGATCTCATAGTAAACGCTTATCAATATTATTGGAAGGAAGGAAGTAATTAAATGATTTACTTATTGGTGATGATAATTATTTACGGTCTTGCAGTTTGGGTTGGCTGGGAACTGAGAGACGTTTTTAACAACAACAATTTTATTAAAGGGAGAAAATGAGAATGTGGTACTGGATAACAGCAGCAGTAATCCTGCTGATCGCTTTATGGATTAGCTGGGAAATTCACATAGCCCCGACAATGCCTGATGACTACGATCTTGAAGAAGATGAAGCGAAGTATTATGAGGAGCTTAAAAATGCAAAGTGAAGCTTATCAGAAAATTGGGGGACAAACATTTCGCATCTGTGCGGGATGTGCAGGAGTTCCGCTTCTATCAATTAAATACGGATATGAAATTGACGAGCTGTGCGATGAATGCAAGTATGAGAGAGCTAAACTTGTTATAAAGAAGTGGACTGCACAGAGAGAGCTGGATAAGTTCCCAACAGATCCACGTGTAAGAAAGGGATTATCGTTTGAGCGGAGAGTTAGAATTGCAAACTTAATTACTCAACTGAAACTACTAAACGAAAGGAAAAGTGAAAATGGCTACAAAGCTGAAAAGAGTCTCAACCATAAAAAGCTTGGAAGAGGTAAACAAAAAACTTTCAGAGCTGAAACTTGCATCAGCCAAAATGAGCAAGCTGGAATCGGAACTCAATCTCAAGCGTACGGAACTTGAGAATAAATACACACCGGAACTTAGCAAATATAAAGAGCAGAAGCTTTTAATTGAAAGTGATCTTGAACTTTATGCGCAGGAAAATAAAAATCTTTTCGAAGGAAAGAGATCTGTCGAAATGTTGCATGGTTCAATCGGTTTCAGACAATCAACAAAACTTTCTACTCTTAAAGGATTCAAATGGCACGATGTTGTTGAGCGCATTAAGGCTATCGGTGGAAAATTCAAGAAAGATTATCTGAGAATTAAAGAAGAAATAGCTAAGGATGAATTGAAATCTGATTTGGTGAACGGGAATCTTTCTGATGCCGATGCAAGAAAAATTTGTGTTGAGCTTGAGCAGTCTGATAATTTCTTCATTGAACTAAACGAAGCTGAAGCTTGATTGTAAAATCCGGCAAATGCGAATATTGTGGAACCCGGATTGTTGTAATGACAACTACTACTGGATCGCTCCTTCCTGTTGAAGGTCAGGAAGGAGTTGATATTCAGCCGCCTTATATTTTTGATAGCAAGCTTCATAAATCGCACTTGCTTGCTTGTGAAAGACAGAGGCATAATTGGGAACGGAAAAAATATAAAATCCAGAAACAGATGGAAGGTCTTTCGGTACTGGATTAATGAATTCAATTTTAGGCAGAGTAATATATGATGTTGAAAATTGCAGTGGTGTTCTCACTGCTGATAAGAAAAAGCTTCTTAAAAATCTTGGAGTTAAGAAGTGGGATTTTTCTCACTACACTAAAGGCAGCTTCAAACTTATATCTAAGAAGAAACTGGCGTTGATGAAAAAAGTAATTGAAAGCGATATTGTTCGAAGCGGTCAATTCATTCCGCTGAACTCGGATAAAAAAATAAATGCAGAGATTATTTTAATTGAAAGAGGATTTGAAAAATGATTTGTCCTAACTGTAAAAAGGATTACAAAGATGTTCCTGAAGGAATTATTCCCGGTCACTTCTACCGCAGCGATGATCACTATTACAAAGATTTCAGACGCTTTGGAGTGCAATGCACAAACTGCGGCTTCATTGCCGAAATGATAACACGTGCAACCGGAGATCCATACAGAAAAAAAGAACTTAACAGCACGCGTGACCAGGAAACGATTGATATGTTTGATGATGATGAAAAGATAGAGCTTCATCAAAGATCTGTTGTATTAAAAGATAAAGTAAAAAAGTTATCTATCAGAAAATGAAAGCGAAGGATAACAGGATAGCTGATAAGCCGATGGCAGAACAACTTTACAAATATAGTTGGGCTAATAATCCTAAAAGAGAAACATTAAAGAATAGGATTTGCAGAGTTTTATACAGAGGTAAAATGAATAGTGCTTTGATTGAGTTTATAGATAATAACCAAAGAGAAATAGTGAGCCGGAACGCATTACGTAAATGCCATTCGGCTTGATTAGCAAGTTAATTTTTGAGGAGCGTAACAATGTGCCCTTATTGTAATTATGATATTTGTGAAAAAATACACGAAGGTTCAAACGTAAAAGCATTGCTGTCAGTGGCGGCAATTTAGTACAAATTTTAATAGAATACAGAAAATGAATATAGAACAAAATCTTAATAGTAGCACTTCACCCGCCATTGCAGCAATGCAGTGTTATGCACAGCCGAATATTGTGCTCTACAATGCCGATAACAAAGACGTGATGGCAAAAATAGAGGACGAAAGCGTGGACGTAATCTTGACCGACCCTCCGTATCTATATCTTAAAAACCAGAAATTAGAGCGTGAATTTGACGAACAACTATTATTTTCTGAATGTAAAAGGGTTTTAACTAAAGATGGTTTTATAGTAATGTTTGGTCGTGGAACTTCATTTTATCGTTGGAATACGATTTTAGATGGATTGGGATTTACTTTTAAGGAAGAAATAATTTGGAATAAATCAATGGGTACATCACCATTGAGTAGAATGTGCCGAATTCACGAAACAATATCAATATATTGCAAAGGGAATAGTTCGATAAACAAGATCAAAATACCTTATTTAGAATCAAAAAACTTTGATTTAGAAAAAATACAAGTAGATATTAACCGAATTAATTCTACTCTTGGAAACCCTGAAAGTATAAAGTTTTTGAAAGACTTTATAGAAGGCAATCGCAGCGATATGGAACTAAATACAAGATTTACCAAACACAAGGTAACATCAGATATTCGCAAATCAGGAGCTCGTGAAGTAAATACGTTAGCTTCTATTACTAATGGAATAACTGAAAAATCAATAATACACATTGTTAGGGAGCATTATAACACTATTCACCCAACTCAAAAACCAGTAAGACTTTTAGAAAGACTTTTAGCTTTGGTAATTCCACAAGACAAATCAAAATCTGATGTTGTTGTACTGGATTCTTTTGGCGGTTCGTTTTCAACAATGGAAGCAGTTTACAATATGCAGATGCAGGGCATCAGTTGCGAAATTGATAAAGAATATTTTGAAGCAGGGAAAAAACGGATTGAAAGTTTGCCACCACGTTAAATAAAGTTGTTTGATTAGGTTGTGCATAACTATTTGATAGATGATCCTACAATTTATAAATGCAAAAAATGTAATGCTGAATTTACAGAAGATGAAATCGAAGTTGAAGAAGAAAGCGACGAGTAAAATTAACAAAAAGCTGATCCCGCTTGCGGGATCGAGCGGTAGTTATCCTGAGCGGCGCACACGATTTTTATTAACAATTTATGAACATTAACAAAGCAGAAAATATTGCGTTAAAGTATCTTGAACTCCTGAAACCATTCAGCAAAAGAATTGAAATTGCTGGTTCCATCAGAAGACGAAAACCGGAAGTAAAAGATATTGAAATTGTAATGATCAGGAACACAAGCAAGATGTTTTCCTTTATGGCTTTCATCGAAACACTCAGAGTAACCAAAGGAACTCCTGAAGGGAAATATATGCAGATCAATCTTGAAGAAGGAATTAATATTGATCTGTTTATGTGCTTCCCAGATAATTGGGGATATATCTTTGCAATCAGGACCGGCTCAGCAGATTTCTCACATCTTGTGCTGGCAAACGCCTGGGTAAAACAAGGCTTCAAAGGTGATGATGGCTATCTCACCAGAAACGGGAAAAAGATTGCAGTAAAAGAAGAAGAAGATCTATTCAAACTCTGTAAGCTTGAATTTATTCCCCCAGAAATGAGAGAAGTAAAATTCTGATGACAGGCTCAAGAAAAAATATTGAAGATTTAAAAGACAAGCTTGCAAAACAAATTGAGCAGGATGTTTTAAAATACAAAAGAGCAATCATCAGACAGATAGATTTTCTTGCTCGTAAAAATAAAATTGAAGGTCAGGTCGATATTCAGAAACTTGCTCGCCAGGTTATGCAGCAAATTAAAATGCCTGTCATCATTCAAAATGCAATTGTTAAAGATTTAAAAGTAACACAAGCAGAGATAGCGGATATTTGGGATTTGTATTTTGAAAAAGAAATTAAAGCGGGCGAGCAGATAACTTTCTCAGATGCGGATTATGAAAAACTCAGAGCTGCATACAAGATAGATTTTTCATCAGTAGAAGATAAACTCAACTTCTCTGTTGAGCAGGAATTCACAAAAATATTAAGAAGTGATTCATCATATTCAAACCTCAGAAATGAACTCCGTAAAAAAGACATTGGGGAATTTCAGGCATCAACTTTGGCTAACACTGCTGTTGCTCAATTTGACAATGCTTATATGATAGAGAACGCACAGCAAGCCGGTGTCACCAAATATTTATATGATGGAACAATCATTGCAACTACCAGAGACTTTTGCCGTGAACGTGTCGGAAATATCTTCACGTTGAAAGAGCTGGAAGCTATGGATAACGGTCAGGGATTGCCTGTAATCCCATCCCTGGGAGGTTACAATTGCAGACATTATCTCACCCCAATTATAGAAGAAATATGAACAATAAAACTGCAAAATTTATTAAGAAGCACGTACGCCAAAACTACAATGATTTGCTCAGAAGATTGTATGAAGAAAGATTTACATTTAGGCTCAAATTTGCTTGGCGTTTACTTTTCTCCAAAAAGCCCTTTGAATTCGATTGGTCAGGTTCAGAAAATGATGTGACAAAAGTTCATAAGCCAGTCATACCAGTAAAACTTACCTATAATAAAAAATAGCTTAAAAACCGCATTTTTATTTTTGTCTGTTTGCAAGTAATACGCAAAAAAAAAGTAGACACTCTTTTAATTTTGCTTAAATTCCAATAGTCAGTTTGCAGCTAATAGGAGATTAATCAGTATTAAGTAAAATTAATGGTAG